GAAAGAAGGCTACATGTCCTTCGCTGAGTTTGTTTCGGAGGACATCGAACTGATTCCCGTAACTAGAGATAGAGATGCAGGGAAGCCAAGGAAAGCAGAGGTTGTCCACAAGGACTATGGAACGAAGACCTACTCATCCGACAAGGTTGTGACTCGAAAGAATCATGGAGAGATTCATCCTGGTTACGAACTTCATCAGCACTCCGTCGAGATGGACAACAACAGACCGAGTGGACCACAAAGGATTGTGAAGCACAAGTTCACGATAGTACACAAGGCAAGCGGAGATATCGCTGGAGAAATGCACGCTTGGGGTGGCAAACTTCATCCGAAGAAGGGCGTTGTGTTTGGGTCAAAAGGCAAGGCACTGAAGGTATCTCATCTTGAGATGCATCCCGAACACGGCAGCAAGAAGGTCGGAGCATCTTTGCCCGTTGAAATGTACAGACATCTTCATAGAAGAGGACATGCCATTCAATCTGATTCAGTACAGAGCCACGGTGGAGCGCATGTGTGGAACACAATGCGTAATGATCGTGAACTCAAGAAGCACATGATGATCCATGATGATGACAAGGTAGACACGAAGCAAAAACATGCATTTCAGACTCGCGCATATAGAAGACCAGAGAGACACATTTGGCACCAGTTCAGCAGAAGTTGGAGTGGCGGAAGAGATAATCCATCAAAGGTAGAACCAGAGTATGGAGTTGATCCCGACTTCAAGAGGACATTGATTCTTGCTGGTAAGAAGCGCAAGAAGAAGCCCGCTGTTGTATCGGAAGACATTGAGATGGCTGATATTCTTGTAAAGCCGAAGAGCGGTGGACTGAGTCCACGAAACTTTGAGAAGATGGTCGCACACAAAGGGTTGAAGCCAAAGAGATCTGGTAAGATTGCAAAGGGATACACTCTCTACACATCGGTTGATGCAACACATCCCGAATTTGAAGATCACCATATCGTGCATGATGCAACAGGACATGTTGCGGGTGAAGTTTCGACTCGCACATCTGGCAACGACCACACGGTCATTCACACAGATGTTCATGGAGATCACACACAGAAAGTAATAGGAAAATCCCTTGCCGTGCTTGCATATAAGCACCTTGCAAAGAAGAAGGGAAACCTACACAGCAGCAGTCTACAGAGTCCTGGTGGTGCATCCATATGGAATAGACTTCGCAAGAATCCAAAGATGAAGGGTCAGGTCTTTCATAAGATGAGAGGACAGGCAGAGGTTCCTGCACACGATCTACCCGATAAGAAGATATGGGCAACAGATGTCAAAGGTGGAATGTCATCATCCAACAAAGATATTCCAAAGCCTCTTCCTCCATCGAAGCATCATGCCGCAGAGCATGAAAATGTGATAGGATCGCGTCTTGTGATCAGACCCATAAAAAAGACTAAATATAAAAGTACCAAAACAGGAGAAACAACGCGGCAACAAGAAAGATGCTGAGTTTTGGATGCAGAACAAGAAGGACGCAGAGTCACAAATGTCTGAATCCATTGCTGAAGGTTCTTATGTTCACTCAAAGAACCAACTAAAGAAGGCTGTCAAAGGTTCAAAGAGAGAGATTGTCAAGGCAATGAAGCGCGGCAACAAGAAGGATGCAGAGTTTTGGATGCAGAACAAAAAGGATGCAGAATCACAAATGTCTGAATCCATTACTGAAGGTTTGCTCCGCAGATACAACGAACTCACAGAAGGATCACGCGGTCTTGCTCGTTATCAGCGCATCGTAAAGGCATTGACAAAAAAGGCCGCTTCTTTGAAATCCACCCCAAAGCCAACAACAATGGCTGGTGATGAAGCACTTCATAAGAGAACTATGAATAAACTAAAACTTTCAAAGGGTCAGCAGTTGCGTGACCGTGTGCAGATTTCTCGCGAACGCATGAGGGCTGGATTGGCTCCAAGCATTCCATCAAAGACCGTGAGTCCCGCTCAAGGTGATGAGACAGGAACATGGAGAATCAAGTCTGGTGCTGATCGCGCGCCAAAAACAGTTTTAAAGTATCGCGCAGCATCGGCAGCAAAAGCAGCAAAAGGAAAGGCCAAGTAAATGAACAATCAGTTTCTACAACATCTCAAGTCCATCACTCCTCAAGGCAAGGCCGAGGAGAAGAAGATATTCATCTCAGCAGAACGACTCAAGGAGTTGGAGGCAGAAGAACTTGATGAGGCCACACGCTCCAAGTATCTAAAGGTATATGGTAAGCACAAGGTTGGAACTGATACAGGCGCACTTGAACTTGCAAGAAAGAAGCACGATGCTGCCATCATGCGTCGCGGTGGTGCTTCTCCAGAGGCAGTTAAGAGGGGACTAGCCAATGAATATGGCATAGACCACGAAGTTGATATGGCAAAGTATAGATTTGCAAACAAGAGGGCTAAACACTTAGATAAAGCGATTGCCAATTATAATAGAAAAGCAAGCAAGTCAACGAACGAGGCCGTATCAACCAATGACCCAAACAGAGGTCGCATGGGAAGAGCAAAGCCAAAACTACCACCTGGTCTAGATCCTTATGATATGTACAGCAAGGGTGAGATTCAACCATATGGTGGCAAACTTCAGAAGAGACTTCGCTCAATGAGTGCAGAAGATCGCAAGAGATACTATCAGCAGATCGGCATTCGTTCACGCGCTGCAAGCCGTAGTGGAAAGACTCAGAGATTGTTTCCTATGACTGAAGGCGTTAAGAGGATGCGTAGGCTTCGCTCTGCGCGATTTGGGCAACAGGGAACCACGAAGGAACTTGATGCTGCCTATGATAAGGAACTCTCCAAGGTGAGCGCAAGCCGTCTTCGTCGTGGCGGTGCGCCAAAGCAGACCGTTCGTGCGTTCTTCACAGACAAGCCAACCACAAAGGCAGCGGACAAGGCATATTCGAAGTTCTCCAAGGATGCAATGAACAAGGCAAGTGCCAAGGGCAAGAAGATCTTCGAAGCAACTAAGGTTGGCAAGAAGATCAAGCGCAAGATTGTGAAAGCAAAAAACAGGCTTCGCAACATCGGAAGAAGAGTAGTAGATACACTTGGAACTCCCCAAGATAATACAGATTACATGCTCACTGGTAGGAAGTTCTAAAAGGAAATAACAATGAAGACTAGAGATCTTAAATCACTATCAGAAACAATCGCATCCGTGGTCGATCCAATCGATAAGGAACGCGCACAGATGCTACAGGAAGGCTTTCTCAACTCGTTGACCGAGAAGGCTCGTCAGATCGCTTCCAAGGAAATGGAAGATGAAGGCGAAGAGGAAGAAGACGAGGACGAGATGGAGGATGAAGGCGAAGAGGAAGAGAAGCCAACCTCCAAGAAGAAAAAGGCCAAGATGGATGAGGCTTATCCAACGACTTATGTACCAGAACCAAAGCCAGTAAAGCCAGAACCAAAGCCAGTAAAGCCAAAGAAGAAATTGAGTGATTATAGATCAAAGCCTTATCCAAAACTCACCAATGAGGACATCGAACTTGCAGAGAAGGCAGCACCTGGCTATGAGGATTGGGCATCCGATCCCAAGGTCAAGGCATCCTTCAAGAAGCAATACGGCAAGCGTTGGAAGGAAGTCATGTACGGACACTCATGGAACCTTGCCAAGCAGGAAAACAAGTTGGGTTTGGATGAAGAAGAACAGTTGGATGAATTGACTGATGCCCTTATTAGCAGGGCAAGGAACAAGGCAATCCTACGAGGTCCAGAGAAGCGTGGTTTTGTTAAGAAAGCAACAAAGAGACTCCAATCAAGCGGAGCAATGGCTCCACGACCAAGCACTTCGACGGAACGCGATTCACAGTGGAACAAAGCATTCAATGAAGAAACTGATTTGGATGAAGCAGTATCCGCCAAGCGTATGCGTATCATCCGCAAGTATGTCAAGGGAAATAAGAGAGTTCCAGAGCATCTGAAGGACTACATGGAGAGATCCTTCAAGAAGAAGAGGTTCAAGGACAAGCAACTCTCCGATGGTAGAGGAGCAGTCGGTGCATTGGAGACTCGTATGCGTAGGAAGTCTGCTGCACTAAGAGCAAGAGGCATTGAACCAAAGGGTGTTGCACCAGGATACCTTGAAGAAGGCATCCTCAAGAAACTTCGCAGGGCCAAGGGAGCAGCATATGCTGCCATGCAAAAGGGAGAGGGAGACAAGTATGCCAAACTCCATGGAGTGGCATCTGGACTTGAGTCAAGGTACAAGGCAAGTATGGCTCGTCGTGGTGAAGCAACACAAGAGACAGTAAGGGGTGCGGGAAGCCGCCTTTCCAAGAAGGGCAAGTATACTCTCAAGGCAGGAAAACTAGCCACACAGCATGACAATGCAATCTCCCGTTTCCGCACGAAGGTTCGCACGGCAGAGTTGTTTGGCAGGGAAACCGATAAGGGAGCAAAGAGAGAGCGTCAACAGGCACAGGCCAAGTTCCGCATGGATGCTCGTCACGGAGATTTTGGTTATAATGACATAATTACTCCCGAGATCAAGAAGGCTGGCCTGAGAGCGCGTTACAACTAAGAAAAGAGATACGGTAGACTAAAGGGAAAGTAATAAAAGGAGATAGATCATGGCAAAAGTGAAGACACCCGCAAGACCACGCATTCGGGAACTAAAGCATCAGTTGTACATCAAGGCATTGAACCGCAAGAAGAACCTTGATGGGTGCAATGGTAGAAAATACTAAATATTCAAACACGCACTGATATTCTAGAACCTATCAGCGCACTCACATAGTTTCGAAACTACGAAAGGTAAGAAAATGGCAATCAATAGAGACGCATACAAGTCACTCGTAGAGTCAGTCAATGAGGCTGTCTCTGCACCATCAGTGGGTGCATCAAAGGGTGCAGCCCGTGTAAGAGGCGGAAGAACTTCCTCGACTGCATCATCCAAGCCATCGAATCTCCAATGGGGTTCATCGGCAATCGGTGGAGCAATGAACGCAACTGAACTTGCACAATGGCTTGCATCACAGCAAGGAAGTGGAAAGCAAGGCCCATCAGTCGGCGTTGCTGACACAGCAATGGGTGTTGCGAAGGGATCGGCAGCAAAGAACCTCTCCAGCGTATCTGGAAGAGGTGGCTCAAACACACAGCGTGCAGCAGCATCATCTTCTGGGTGGGGTGGCTCTGGTGTCTACGGTGCAAAGAATGCAGAAGATCTTGCCCGTATCCTAAATCAAATGCAGAATGATGGGCCATCTGTTTCGACGGGTGCATCAAAGGGTGGCATGAAGTCACGAAACAATCCACTCTCAAGTCGCAAGCCAGGATCAACGAGTTCATCTAAGCCAGCAGCAAAGAAGCCAACCGTTTCCGTTGCTGATGTTCAAGAAGCACTTGATATCCTTGCAGAGGCTCAACTAAACGAGTGGCCGATCAATATTGGTGGCCGCACTGCAAACAATGCATCTGAACTTGCACAGATCCTAAACTCAATGCAGAATTCAGGAAAGCCATCGGGTTCAACTCCATCTGTTTCTAAGGGAGTTGCTGGTGCTGCCCCAAGAGGAAACCTCCTATCAAACCGTAGACCAGGTACAACTACAACGGCAAAGCCAGCACCAAAGGCTCCAACAGTTGGAGTTGGTGGCATAGGAGCAATGTCTGAAGAATGGGACATCCTTGACGAGATCCTCGCAGAAGGTCTTGAACTCTACGGGGAAGAAGGACTCGCAGAGATCCTTGCTCACTTCGCAGAGACTGGCGAGATGTCCGAAGAACTCGCTGATCTTCTTGGCGAATAATCAAACTTAGTTAAACTTAGTCACAAGGGGAGAGGGTAAAACCTCTCCCCTGTTATTTCATAAATACATCATGGAGGATTATCTTGGAATGGCCGATTCTTTAACATCAAGCATCACTAGAGTTCTCATGGAGAGTCATGATACGGACTTGTCTGGCAAGTTCTCATTATTCACTCTTTATTCGGACAACAGTTCAGTTCTTCACATCTTCGAAGACGAGGAAACCTTTGAAGCCATGAAATACAAGTTTTCATCAGATGACAACATCAAGCGTCTCGGTGCCTCAAGGTTGCCAGAGAACACTACCTTCAAGAAACTTTCGGAAGGCTCCCATGCAGCCCAAGAAGGGTTCCGTGGTAGAGAGCGTCCTCAAGGGCAGAGAAAGATTCTCAAACCAACCAAGACAGCAGATGCCTCAGATGGAGGCACCCAAGGAAGAGCCTACAATCAACTCCTTCCGCCCCGCAACGAACCAAAAAATAGATCTGTCCAAGTTGAACAGCGGCGACAGACCAATGCTAGGATGAACCATGGCCGAAAAGAAAGATAAAGAATCAAAAGAGAAGTCATCATCCAACGAGAAAACATATCTCGTCAAGTACAGGCTCAAGGGCGAGAAGGGAAGGACTCCTCGCAAGATCACTGTACAGGCATTGAACCAAGCCGATGCCAAGAAGACTGCAATAGCAACCATTCCTGGTGCAGAAGTTGTCGGTGGGGCAAAGGAACTCAGCGAAGGTGTGCTTGACTTTGCGGGTCGATTGGGTAAGTTTGCAAGTAGATGCGCTGGTAGACTCTGCCATGCCTATTCAAGTAGCCCAATCAGGGACAAGGGAAGCATCTCCACCACAAGAAAGATATTCACAAGAGAACTAGCCCACATGGCTGGAAACAAACTCATGGATATTGGTGGAGAAGATGCAAGACCAATGTCAAAGATGCGATTCTCAAGTGGCAGAAAGAAGAAAAAGACAACTACTAGAAAAAAGAAACGATCACCATAATACTTGAGGTGAGTAATGGCATTTGAATACAAACCAAAAGACTTTGGATTTTCTGGTAAAGAAATCGCATTTGAGCAGTATGTAAAAACTGTTAAGTCTGTAGTGAATAAACTATCAAGCAAAGATCATCCTGTAAGATACATGATGTCACTTGTTGAACATGCCAATGGCGAGATAAGCAATGCAGATCTTAAAAAAGTCTGCGATGCAACTAAACTCAGCACCGCACAAAAAAACAATATACAAAAATACTTTGCTGAAGTTGTTGGTCCTATTTGGTCAACGCAGAACAATGTATTTGGTGATACGCCAAATCCCAAGAAATGTTTTGTGTTTCATCCATCTGCGGCAAATACTCCATTGACTGATTATGAAGTTCGTATCGTTGGTAGCGATGGTAAAAAAACAGCACATGCTAGACAAAGTACAAAGAAAAAACTAAACGAAGCAAACTCTGCTATGCGTTCGATGAGAATATCGGCAAAGTCTGGCACCACTACCAACACAGTAAAAGCAAAAGACATACTCAGTGTTCTTCGTGAAAGAAATGGTATAAACGAAAAAAACTGGAAGGGGTCTGTGGAAGAACAATTACTTGAGGTTATTGCAGACTCAAGCACTTCAGTTGGTCCATTGAGTGGTGCCATATTACTCACTCAGAAGAAAGTAATTACCAACTATACTCCTACCACAACTCTACAAAAACTTGTGGATACTTTGTCTTCGGGCGGAACAGCAAAGACATTACTAGGAAAGTCTGTTGATACTGTGCTAAATGACAAAGAAGTTCAGTCTCTAAAGCCAATAGTAGAGGCAGAAAAATCACTGAATCACTTCATAAACAACAAAGGAAAAGTAGTTACTCATTCAAACAAGGATTCATTGATTGTTGGATATATCTGCGTTGCAGTAGAAAGATATCTGCAAAAGATATCACAAAAATCAGATAAACTCGAACTTGATGGGATTTTTTCAGATGCTATTGGTGGCATCATAAACTATGTTGAGTTCACCATTGATTCTTCCAATTTTCCAAAATGGAAATATTATGGAATGAAAGAATTGAACAACATAGATGGTTACTTGCGTTCAAAGAATAGTCTATCAACTCGTTTGGCAAAGCGAGGAATGGCCGACTCACTTGGATTCCAACCTGTATTCAAATAACCTAAATATTTGCATGGGTCATGAACTACACATCATCGCGGGAATCGACTACTCGTTGTGTGGTCCTTGCATCTGCGTCTTTGAAGGTGGTGCAAAGTTCTCGTTCGATGACTGCTGCTTCTACTTCCTGACAGATACCAAGAAGTATGCAAAGGTTTTTCTTGGAAACATCCACGGAGAGTTGTTCTCTGAGTGGGAACAAGACATGGAGCGGTATCAGAGCATCGCTGATTGGGCTGTGGATATCCTCAAGAATGTCAAGCAAGTCGCACTTGAGGGATATGCATACTCAGCCACGGGAAAGGTCTTCCACATCGCTGAGAACACGGGAGTCCTAAAGTACAAGTTGTTCAGTGAAGGCATTCCCGTGACTATCATACCACCAACAGAAGTGAAGAAGTTCCTGATATCGTTGATGCCTACTACATCTGCAAGAAGATGCACGGCGAGTTGATCCTATCGTCTATTTGACGAGTTTGGATCTAATCTCCTTGACGATCTTCTGAGTCGATGCCTTCTGAACCTTACGAGCAATACCATCATCACCGAAGATCTTGTTCTTGACCTCTTCGGGAACCTCGGTCTTGATGCTCTCAAGCAACTGCACATTGTCGGCAACTGCTTCCTCTGTCTTCTTGGAGCGGAAGATGAGATATCCAACTGAGCCAGCGGATACAAGGAATCCTATGATGAAGACCACAAGACCAACGGTTGCGATCTCCTGATAGTAGTATTGATTTGCGGCAGCAAGACCAACAGATACGAATCCAGCGCATAGAATCATACCACCGATTATTCTGTGGAAGTATGCGACGATCATGCCAGCGACGATCATGGCAAAGCCAACCATCCAGAAGATGCGAACGATCTTCTGAATCTCTGCTGTGGAAGCAGCCACAAGATCATCGTATTTCTTCTTCCAATCGCTGTTGGTTTTTTCAAGTTCTTGGATCTGATTAAGCAATGGCTGAGTCTTCTCTGCCACTATCTCTTGCTTGACCATCTCTGTTTCTTTCTGTATTGAGATGGTTGCATTCTCGACCTTGTTGCTCTCGACAACGATCTTAGATGCCTCTTCGGTTATCTTTGGATCATCCGTGCTGTCCTTGATGATCGTTGCTGATTCACTTATAGCAACCGCAGATTGCTTGATTTGCTCTGTTTCGGCAGCAATGTTCTCAGTAGCAGTCTCAACCTTCTCAATGTTTTGATACACGGTTGTTGCAACTGGTGTGGTTGGCTTCTCTATCTTTGGTGTAGATGGTGTAGATGTACACTTGACACCCATCATCATGACTCCAAGTGTAAATATCGCGGCCACTCGCATCATCATGTTGTTCATATCATCGCACCATCGACTTTCTTTTCTTCAAAGACTTTGCTCTCTTGCGGTTTGCTGCTGCTCTCTTCTTCTTGGACTTGCGAGCAGACTTCTTTGCTTGTCTTGACCTCTTGGCTTTCTCAGCCCCACCCATCTTGATGCAAGCCTTGCCACCACGCTTTGCCAACTTCTGTCCCTCTGGACACTTGAAGACGATGCGCTTCTTTCCACCACGAATGACGATCTTGCGCTTTGCACCCTCGGCAAGCATCTCAAGTTCCTCGACGGGAATCAAATCAACTACCTGATCCATGGTGATGTCATCAACGCCATGAATGATGTAGTGTGTCTCCGTGAGCGAGGTGTTCGTGATGTCGAGTGACAACTTCATCTCATTCACTGGTTCGGACTGCTGTCCCTTGGCGAACCTTGGATTCTCAAAGTTTTTCTTGGGGAATCCCTTCGGACCCTGACGAACCAACTTGACCTGTGTGGCATTCTTACCCTTGCCAAGCGTGGATACGAGTCCCTCATGCTCCTCGCCATCATGTGTCTTTATGTCGAACTGATGCTCATGCCCACGGAACTCATCAAGCATGTGGTGAGTTGCCTGAGCGATGTGATGGTGTGCCTTGAACAATGCCTTGAAGTGGTGGACATTGTCATCGATGTCCTTGTGCAGTTCACCGAGTTTCTTTGCCCTACCCTTCTCGCTCTTTGTGGTTCTGTCAACCCACTTCTTTGCATGAGCCTTCAACCCTTCGACGCTGCGGAGTCCCGTTGTCCTTGCTGCGGTGTTGGAGTAGTTCCTCACCATGTCATGCATCTGCGAGTGAACACCTTCTCCACTTGCAAGCCTACGGGAGAACTCATGCACTTCTGGAGTCAGGTGCTTCTGTGCGGCGGCAAGATGCTTGGTGATCTGCCTGTCGCGATTCGCTGCAAGGGACAACTTGATCTTCTTGTTGATGGCAAGATCGGGAGCATGGACTCCTTCACCCTGTATCTGACTCACATCTGGATGGCTTGAGACTTTCTTCATGCCTTTGTTCCTGTCTTGGGAAGTTTATACTGCGAGTGAGCGGCAATGGTCAATGTCGCACCAGGCTTTGTCTTGTAGGTGATCGTATTTGGCTTTGCTGTTTCCGATTTGGTATCGGTATGATGGACGAGATCAGCCTGAAATGCATGACCAGGCTCGATGTTCATCTTCTTGACATGACGCAGAGCGGGTATGAGGTCACGGACATAGTGTTCCTTGCCTGTCTTATGAATGTCTTCCTCGCTTGTGAAGGTGGCATCCTCATTGCCGTGCTTGGAGCGGACAAAATGAGTTCCATCATGATGGCGACCTATCACGATGCTGTGACCGCCATCGACCTTGAGGGATGGTTGATGTCCCTTGGTGATCTTGCCCTTGAACCTCTGATGCATGGCAGTCATGTGCTTCATGGCAACCGATGGATCACCATGGTAGAGATAGTCCGCGACATGTTCAAGATGTCCCGTGGTGGCTTTCTTGCTCCTCTTGAGTGCCATCTCCATGAGATCGGACTTTTGCTTTGGCTTCCTGCGCCAGATGCCTCTACCAAACTCTCTTTGCTTGTACTTGGGGGAGACAGGCTCGCCATCCGAAACCATGGCAAGACCAGGAGCAGAGGCCGTGTTTGCAACCTCTTCATCAAAGAACATCTCAAGGATATCCATCTTGTCTTGGTCGAGCATTGCCTCTGCAACAAGAAGCCGTGCCTCGGCTTCGATGCTCTCAACAAGGAATCTTTCGTAACTCTTGCTCATATTTTCCTCAGTTCCTCCAGCAGTCCCTGTTCCATGGGAATGGCCGCTAGATCTGCTTCTGGTATCTCAAGGTGAAGAACATTCAGAAAATATAGAAATGTCTTCAATCTCGGGTAAAACTTCTCTTCCATTCTGTAGAAGAGTATTCTATTTCCCTCTTCTATTCCAAACACATTCGTCATTATGATGAGATGATTCAGTATCAACCTGTTTCTCTGTCCAAGATCGCCATCTTCACGATTCATCAGCCTCTTTATGTACTTGATCCTGTCTAAATCCTCATAGAACTCCTCAAGGGAGCCGCATTGAGGATTGTCATAATGTTGAAGGGCGAAGGACAGGAAGTCCTCATCACAAAGAGGCTTTTCACACATGATGGATTAGTCGTGCTTGCCTTTTGAAGATGCCATATAAAGTTCGGCATCGATCATGTAGAGTCCACCAGGAACCATCGATGTCTTGATCTTCAACTTGCCGTGCATACGAGAGCGGAGGAAGATCTCGTCATCGATGTACTGATCACCAGTGACTGGATGATCGCTTGTCTTTCTTCCATACTGATACACATTGTATGTTCCGTCTCTTCCATTCAACATGAAGTTTTCGTCTCCGTCATCGACATGAAGACCGATTGTCTGCAACTGAAGAAAGAGGCGATTCAATCTGTCGCTTGGATCAAGATGGGTACCAGATACGAATCTCTTGATGAATGCATTGATGACTTGCATATTCTCTGGCTTCTCGACATAGAACAAGGCGCGGTCATCGATAGCAGACCTGTGGTTTGTGTTGTATGTGGACTCAAGAAGAGCCTCAATAAGGGTCTGATTGCGACTCTTGTCCAAGGTATTTGATGCTACATCTGCCAACGAGTCTCTGCGCGTGAATGGGTTCATTTGAATCTCCGTGAATTTATAAAAATATGTATAAAAGAAAACGGTGGCATTGCTGCCACCGTATCCCTGATCCTTGCTTGTGGTCAGTTGTTCACTTGTTCCAAGGAAGTTTGGTCGAAACCCACTTCCAGAGTGGCGCACCGATGAGCGCACCAGCAACGAACATTAGAACACTCCACCAAGCCGTACCTAGAAAATCTGCCATTTGTTTCTCCTTTGTAAATAGAAACCCTATACATCTATATATGGTTGGATTTCGGGATTTCCTAAATCGACCCCATGCTAAATATGATTAGGAGGAATCTCTATATGAATATGCAGTACACAGAATCATTCAATATCCCAACTGGAGGATGGACAGGCGGGGCAAGTGGTATTCTAAATGGAACAACCGCTGGCATCACCGCAGACATTCGTCTATGGCGCGACAATTCCGCCACAGCAGCAAGACGAGTCAGCCTTGCACCAGGCGAGATTCTACCAGTAAAGGTTCGCTATGTCAATCACAACTCGACGGTGACTGGATTCAACTGATACCACTGCTTGTACAACTGAATCGCTCTAAGAAGCCCAGGGACACCCTCCGTGGGCTTCTTTATAAATTCTTGTAGAGTTCCTGTCTCACAGGCAATCAGGATCACAACCTGTTCGATCTTGCGTCCCGTGAGTTCCTGAAACATCAAGGAATATGCCGTGGCTTGCTGAAAGTAGTTCTTGATCCCACTCTCGTACTTCTCGCGAGTGGAACCCTTGAAGTCAACCACTGATAGTTTCCCATCGTAGTCGCAGATGCAGTCCACTCGACCCGCAAGACCCACGCTCTCACTCCACATGTGCTGTTCAAGTGCATAGACATTGTCGATCTTGGATT